TGTACACGATGTTTTCGTAAGTGATTTGCTCAATGGTGCTGGATGGCTCGCGCTCATTCATTCCGGAGCGATCAATCACGCGCTTTGGTGTATGGTCGCGGGCTATTTCCGCTTGTGTGTTACCGCATGGCATTTGGTTCATTTAATTAGCCCCTGTTTGTTTGTGTGATTGAATATTAATTCACTCGATTTATATTTGCAAGCGATTTACAAAAAACTTGCACAATTAAATCTTTGTGTTATTATTGCTAAAACCAACCAGAGAGGATTAATTATGTCACGTAGATCAGTAGGGTTAGACGAATATACTAACAAAAAAATGCAAGATAAGATTGACGAGGCTAACGAGCAGCGGCAAGAGCAAGGTAAAAAGCCTATCAGAGTTTGCGATTTCATGGCCGAAGCCGTTGACCGCGTAACAGTGGCTCAGCTTGTTCGGGTTTGATTGCGCAAGTGGGTGGAGAAGTAACGCCGAGCACAACGGCGGCTTTTAACAGCCAGAACAGTGCGAAATTCTTGACCCGTCCAGTTGCTGCGACTGGTTACATTTACTTTTAACTACAAGGTATTTACTAAAATGGCAGAACAAACAGAAGTAATTATTCGTGCAAACTCAACCATAAAATTGAGAATGCCGAGCGGAATGACAAGCACTTGGACTTACGTGAAAGGTACAACAGCAAAACAAATGCTGGATGACATTGCGCGTTCACTCGGCTACGAAGTTGTGCCGAAAGTTAAAAGCAAGTGAATGTAACGCAGAGCTAAAGCGCGGCGTTTTACAAATAATTTAAAACACAAATTTACGAACCGTCGCCTTTCAGCGACTTGTTAAGTGAGGTGACGAAGTGGTGGACTGCAAAAAGTGCGTAAATAGGGGCAAGGTAAACGGACTAAGCCAAGAAACATATTGCTCTATGTGCGTTTACGCTGAGCAGTGGCGCGAAGATTTTTATAGCGAGGGTGCGGTAGGTGGAAAACCAAATTTAAACTGTGACGGGTGTGCGAGAGGCTTATTTGTTGTTGATGGATTGCATGTAAGCAAAGGTAAACCGATTTCTACGTGTACCGCGAACTTATACACTTAACGCCGAGCTAAACCGTGCGAGGTACGAGCATCGAACGTAGCGAAGCGAAGTGATGCTGCAACGCCTTGTTAGAGTTTTTATTTTTAGGAACCAAATATGATTGAAATTATTTGCTCTTTCATGCTGATAATTGCCGCAATTGTAGCTACTACGGCAGCGTACATGGCATACCGAGCGGCTCGTTCAGCTGCTATTGCTTGCCGTTCAGAGTATGATTCAGAACGAAGAGCGGTTGCATTAGCTTCATTAGCAATTCGATTGGCTTCTAATGCAGCTGCACTTGACTCACTAGCGATTCGATTAGCTTCTATAGATGCTAGGCGTGATTCATTAGAGATTGAATTAGCTGCATTTGCAATCAAATTCGATTCTTTTACCAGATCAAGAGTTTCAGATTCACGCAGCTCACGCTTTACTTCAAGCTCAGACGCCCTTGATCGTTCGCGTGACGCAATCCATTCTTGAGCTATTGCTTTATTGGATGAATTATAAATGTTTGTAGATATATTTATTCTTACTTGGTTCTCACCTATATCTTCAAACTTTGAAATCATTAGTTCGTATTCGGTTTGCATGATTACTCTAACGTTGAGCTAAAGCGCGGCATGACAAAGCACGAACAAAACTGAGATTTATGAACCGTCGCTTTGAGCGACTTGTTAAGTGCCTTTGATACGGTAAAAATTAAACTACGGAGTAAAGAAAAATGCAGCAAACACGATTAGATTCGCTTATTGAAAGTCTTGTAAACATATTGATTGGTTATGGTGTTGCTCTTGCTAGTCAAATAATTATTTTCCCGTTTTTTGGTATTAATGTTCCGCTAGAGACAAATCTTTGGATCGGCGCATGGTTTACGGTTATTTCTTTAGTGCGTAGCTATGTAATTAGACGATGGTTTAACTCAAAGATAAAAAAGACTGTGAGTTATATTTCTGAGCGACTGACCACTTAACGCCGTTATAAATTGCGGCTGCAAGAACTAACTAAACGCGGAATTCTATTTCCGTCAATTTAATAACTTTGTTAAATTTGGGATGCTTGCGATGCTATATGTGCTGATGAAAACAGAGGATAGCGGCGGCGGGACACCGCTAGGTGTTTTTGATACGCCGAATATTAATGAACAAGAGATTTATGAATACTTTGGTGTATTTCATTACAACCGAAACGAAGATTTTATTGATATACGTGATAGCGGTCTTGAGTGGCAGCTAACTATTACAACCGCAGATAAAGAAAAACATATTCTAACGCTGCACTATTTCGTTTTGAACGAAATTTAACGCCAAGTTCAGCCCGTGGCTGTATGAGGGTAGAGAATTGCGCGACTCTAATTCCATCGCGCTGCAACTTTTTGTTATACGAAACTTTCAGAGTGATTAACATGATTAACATAGCTGATTTAAAAGACCCAAACGATTCGCAAGGCCGAACTTACCGCGAAGTAAACAATGCTACGCAGCACGCATTCGCCGTTGGTGATTTGGTAGAGCTTGAAAACGGTGTAAGGCTTTTCGTAGCAAAACAAACACGTGATTGTGACGGCACTCCATTGTATTCAATGACTTATAAAAGTAATGGTGATGCTTCATTGCACGGGTTTAGTGAAGACGACATGGAGCGCGTATAACGCCGAGTTGTGCGGTGCGCGAAGCGCATCCAGCGAGGAACGAGCGAGTACCAACGACTTGTTACATGTTGTAGCAGGTTTAATTTAACCAAGTGAGAGGTTTTTAAGATGTTGGAATTAACGAAAGAAAAATTTACAGGTGAGTTTCCTGATTTTGGTGAAACAAATTTTCATATGATGTACACCGAAGACTTCTACACTTACATAAATAACCCGCCAGAAAATATTGATAATTTGGAGGCTTGGATTATTCCGAGTGAAACAATAGATTACAACGGAAATAGAATAACTCCAAAATGTAATTGGTTTATGGCCATAACTTACAATATTGGAGGGATTTATTATTGCACAATAAATTCATCTCACTGCAACCCGATATTATTTGACGGTGTATTTATGCCATTGCGCGCTTTTGTTTTGGCTGGGTACGGTGCACCAAGACTTGCAACTATGGCGCTAGATTTTGAAGAATAGAATTAACTGCTGCGCTCTCACAGGCAGCATGTAACGCCGCGATAACGAGTTGCCATTCAGGATAAGTTTAATTAACTAAAGGTAGAAATTATGAAAAGTTTAAAAAAGCGCTCTTTAATGGCAATCGCGTTAATTGCTTTGTTAAGTAAAGCGCATGCAGATGTTCCTGCCGGTTACTGTGAAGTTTTAGTTTGTAATAAATTGGAGCGATTCACGCTCTCACCGTGGAATGCAGTTAAGGACAAAATTGGTGAGCAGTGCTTCAACACTGTGCTTGATAAAAGCGATGCAGTTGTTGGCAAGATTTTGGATTCAAGCACTCGGTGGTATCACGGTAGTTTTAACCCAACTAAAAAATCAGTTACGCGGGTTAAGAAAGTCTTGGTGTGTAAGGCGTAGTAATACTTAACGCCAAGTTCAGCCCGTGGCTGGGAGTAGGAATTTAATTAGTCTTTGGTAATTCCATCGGCTGCAACTTTTTGTTAAGTGAGGTGACGAAGTGCCAAGACCAGATAAATTGTATTTCTCAATGCTGCTCCACAAAGAGTTTGAAGAAACGCTAACAGAAAAAGCTTCGTTTTCCCATGAAGCTGGCTACTTCCCAGACTATGTACAAGAGCAGTTCGAGCTGTTTTTGCTAAAACACGGTTACAAGCTGGTGCGAAATAAAAAGCGAGCACAAAAGCTAATTAAACGCGGCGAGTCTATGCGATGGTCGTGGAATTTGAGCGGCTGGCTTTGGGTTGGTTGCGCCACTTAACGCCGTTATAAACGGTGCGCAGTAGATAGTGAGATGTGCGGCGACTTATGCCGCATCCGTTTGATAATTTTGTTACATTGCGGGAGCGATAATATTGAAATACATGGGGAGCAAAAACCGACACGCTAAAGATTTACTGCCAATAATTTTAAATGGTAGAACGTGTATGCAGGCTTACGTTGAGCCGTTTGTTGGAGGCGCCAATTTAATTGATAAAGTTGACGGGTTGAGGATTGGTTCAGATGTTAACCCGTACTTAATTCAAGCGCTAACTTCTATTCGTGATTGTTTAGATGAACTACCGAAGAACAACATTGAGTTTACAGAGGAGCATTACTCTACGCTTAGGAAAAGTGATGAGTATAAACACAAAGGTTACGCTGGGTTTGCGTTTAGCTATAGTGGTAAGTGGCTTGGTGGGTGGCGCAGAGATGGCGCTGAGGTTAGGGACTATGTGGCAGAAAGCTACCGAAACGCGGTTAGCCAAAGCCCCAACTTACAGGGCATAGAGCTTGTGTGCTGTAGTTATTTAGAGCTATCTATTCCACCAAACAGTATTATTTACTGCGACCCGCCGTACTTTGGAACTACTAAGTATAGAGATGATTTTGACCACGATTTGTTTTGGACTTGGTGCAGGGAAAAGGTTGCGGATGGACATAAGGTTTTTGTAAGTGAGTACACGGCACCAAGTGATTTTGTTTGTGTTTGGAGTAAGCAAGTAAACAACAGCTTAACAAAAGATACAGGCAGTAAAAAAGGTGTTGAATGTTTATTTGTTCACAATAGTCAGAGAGCAATGTAACGCTCGGATAACTGGTGCAAGCAAAGTAAAAACTAATTACGGAAATAAAACTATGAGCAACGAACAAAACGAACGCGATACTAAGGCGCATCCAGTTGATACGCTTGTTATGTTAGATGTTTGGAACCACGGACTAGCAGGAAAAGTAGACGAACCGTGTGGTGAAACCCACATTACAAAAATAAGTGGTGATGGGATATGGTTGGATTTTGCAGCCAAATTAAATGATTCCTCTGGGGCGGCTTATGAATTCCTTGGTCACTTACCAACTGACCGATGGCTAGAAGTTAAAGCTAGGATTTGTAGTGATGATGGGGAGCTTTACTTGGAAGTTGACTCATTTAGTGAAATGTACGACTGAACATAACGCCGAGCTAAAGCGCGGCATGAAGATGCCAGAACAAAACTGAGATTTACGAACCGTCGCTCTTTCAGCGACTTGTTATAAATATTTCATGATGGACTAAACGCAATGACATACCAGATAAGTTTTAGCGGTGGACTGGCAAGCGGAGTGAGCGCATTGATAGCGCATGAAAACGGCCTTGATTTTAATTTGCTGTTTGCAGATACGCTTATTGAAGATGAAGACCTGTACCGATTTAATGCCGACATTGCGAAAGCTGTAGGTAAAGAAATTATTGTTTTGCGCACAGGGAAAACGCCTTGGGATTCTTTTGTAGATAACAAATGGATTGGCAATAGCCGAACTGCGCACTGCTCAAATGATTTAAAAACCGTACCAGTGCGCGAATGGCTAAAAGAAAATGCGCTTGATTCTGACCCGTTAGTGTTGGGGATGGACTGGAGCGAACAAGACAGGCTTGAACGAGCGCAAAAACGCTGGGAGCGGCCTGTAGTTAGCTTACTGAATGAGTTCAAAGTTTGGCGGCCAACTTATGAAGATTATTTAAAAAAGTACGGAATAGAAAAACCGAGACTTTACAAATATGGCTTTGAGCACAATAACTGTGGCGGGTTTTGCGTTAAAGCTGGACAAGTGCAATTTGAAAGGCTTTACCGAATGATGCCAGAGCGTTACGACTGGCACGAAAAGCAGATGATTATTGCAAGCGATAAGATAGGCGAAACAGCGAGGCCATTTTTGCGAATGACGATAGGCGGACAATTGAAATATTTAACGCTAACAGAGTTCAGAGAGCACCTAGAGCGCGGCACCTATGAGCTTGATATGTTTTCAGAAAGTGGGTGTGGCTGTTTCACGGATTAATATTTATAACAGTGTAATTAAGCAGCGCACACTATATAACTCCTGAAATAATTATCAAAACGCACAAACGAGGTGCAAAATGAAAGACATATGCAAACGATTAAGCGATGAAACCGGCCTCACATTCAAGATTGGCGATGATACCTGTGAGCCATTTTCGCACGATGGAACAACGCTCAACTATTGGATCACTACGCTGAAAACTGGGTTTATGCTGGAAGCTACCGCGCTACACGGCGAAGTATTTTCTGGCAACGTATCAAATGAGTCTGAGCTAATCGACAAGATCATTAGTTTGGAAAATCAATATCAATAGGTGAAGTTATGAATATCGGAATAATTAGATCGAGCAAGGTTTGTGGATCTGCAAACTACCTTTTTGGAGTGTCTTGGGGCGGCAGACAAATCCGCATAGGCTTAATATGGTGGCATGTTGTGATACTTTTAAAGTATTAGTTGCACTTGGTTTATGTGGTGCTATAATGCAAATGCGGCTTTAAAAGGTCGCAACCCTTTGTGGCGAAGGGCAAAGCTAATTATTCAGTTAATCGAAAGAGTTTGAGTTTAGCGGTTTCTATTAGTGTGGGTTTACTGACCCTTGCGCATTATTAGAAGGCCACCCGCTAAACCCAAGCTCTTTTTTTATGGGAAAATTTTATGAAATATCCGCATAAAACCGAAGAACAAAAACAGCGCTGCCAAGAGTTGCAAGAAAAGGCAAACAGGCTAGCCAATAATATCAAGTACGCCAAAAACAAAAATCTGGCAGTTAGATCATTCTTGCAATGCCTTTATCTGAGTATTTAGCCATGCACTATTATCAGTTCAATATTGGCGACTACTCATCACACACTAAGGGTCTTTCGCTAATTGAAGATTTGGCCTATCGCCGGATGATTGACGAATACTATTTGTCCGAGCAAGCGTTTAACGGATGTTCAACAGATGTGGCTCGCTTGATAGGTTTGCGCGATAACTTGCAAGAAGTTGAATACGTTTTAAACCGTTATTTTACCAAAGATGGCGACTCTTGGCACCATAGAAGAATTGATTCTGATATTGCTGATTATCACCAGAAGCAGGAAAAACGATCAAATGCTGGTAAAAAATCAGCAGAAGCTAGGCAAAAATCAACAGATGTTGAACAGGTGTTGAACGAGTGTTCATCAAGCGTTGAACTAACCAATAACCATAAACCAATAACCAATAACCATAAACCAATAACCAATAACCAAGAAACAATTATTAATAACTATCCTTCGGATAGTGTGCCCCTGCAGAAAATAGCAGAACTGTTTAACGATTCATTCCCTGAATTGCCAAAGGTTAAACAACTAACCGACAAGCGAAAAACAGCGGTTAGGAGAAGATGGCTAGAAAATCCTGATATGCAAGATTTGGAGAGGTGGTCTAAATTCTTCGCTTACTGCAGGTTGTCTGATTTTTTAATGGGCAGGACTGTAAACCCTTGGAACGGATTTTGTTTTGACTGGCTATTCACATCTAGCAACTTCATAAAAATTAGAGAGGGGAATTATCACAAATGAGATTTTCAATCGAGGCTGAACAATCTGTCATAGGCGCATTGCTGCTAGACCCTGCAAAACTGGATGACGTTTTAGAAATAACCGCCGATGCCGATTTTTACGGGGCGGCTAATCGCGCAATATTTAAAACAATCGTTTCTGTCTGCCAAGCTGGAAAAACTGCAGATGTGATAACGGTGGCCGATGCAATGAGTGACGCTGGTACGCTAGAGCACGCTGGCGGCGTTGGTTACTTGGTTGAGATAGCCAATAACACACCAAGCGCCGCGAATGTTAAATCTTACGCCTCAATCGTTGCTGAGAGAGCCATAGAGCGCCGTATAACCGAGGCAGGGCAACGAATAGCCGATATTGGCGATGATGATGCCATTGACGTTGATAGCAAGCTGGATTCGCTTCATGGTGAGATTTCAGGGCTAGAGCGCAGGGATAGTGTCGAGCATATAACTTTTGACCAACTGATTAAATCACGAATTTTAACGCTGGACGGTAAATTCAATGGTACGCACCCTAGGGGAATGGAAACAGGCTTTAAGGCGCTGGATGAGCGTTATGGCGGCATAGGCAATACTGCGCTTTGGGTTTTAGCCGCTCGACCCGCACAAGGGAAAACGGCACTAGCTATGAATATTGCTTACAACATAGCAAGGCAAGGAAAAGAGGTTTTGATTTTTAGCATGGAGATGGGGAAAGAGGAGCTAGGCGATAGATTAATGGCAAGCGCGAGCGGTGTTAACTCTAAAAAGATTCGCAGTGGGCAGCTAGAAGATCAGGAATGGAATTCATTGTCTGCAGGTGTTTTAAAACTTAGGCCGCTAAAAATTCATATTGTAGATATTCCGGCAATCGACATACACCGAGCTAAGGCCATTGCGCGCAAGTTTAAACGGCATGGAGAAATAGGCTTAATTGTTATCGACTATCTGCAGCTTATGACTGACAGCAAAGCCAAGAGCCGATTCGATGAGGTTTCAAGCGTAAGCCGTGAGCTTAAAGTTTTAGCCAAGATGATAGGGTGCCCAGTGCTGGCTTTATCTCAGCTTAACCGCAGCGTTGAGACAAGGCCAAACAAGCGCCCACAAATGGCAGACCTACGCGAGAGCGGCCAGATTGAGCAGGACGCGGACATAATCAGTTTTATTTACCGAGATGATTATTATTTGCCAGACAGCCCAAACAAAAACACGGCAGAGATAATTACAGCAAAGTTTCGCGAGGGTGAAGTGGGGGTGGATATTCTCGGAACACAACTGCAGTTCAGCAGATTTATTGACTTTGATCCTAGTAGTTATATTTATGATTGGAGTGACAATAAAACCAGCGGCGAAAAGAATCGCGCCAGCTTTTAAATCAATCGCTGCAAGAAGCGGCAAGTGTAAAGAAAAGTTAAAGCGCTACTAAAAAATAAGGAGGTAAAAGATAATGAAACAACCAAACAAATTACATTTATGGTGCAGAGATGGCGAAAAGAATTTACAAAGATAAAAATGTATATGACGCCTCAATAGAGCGGCTGGATTTTATTTTCTCAAACTTCGAGCGCGTCTATCTGTCTTTTTCTGGGGGGAAGGATTCTGGTGTAATGCTTAACCTTGTAATTGACTATATGCGCAAAAACAAGATTGAAAGAAAACTTGGTGTTCAGATTCTTGATAACGAAGCTAATTACGAGCTTTCTGAGCAATTCATGCATCGAATGATTCAGAAAAACTTAGATATTCTTGACGTCTATTGGTGCTGCATGCCTATAACATTGCCTTGTACGGTGAGTTCATTTGCTGTTGATTGGCAGTGCTGGGGAAATCGCGATAAAGAAAGATGGATTAGGCCAATGTCAAAAGAGAGTTATATTGTAAACATAGATAATCACCCTTTTGATTTTTTTGAAGAAGACATGAGTTACGATGATTTTTGGGATGGGTTTGCTGAGTGGTACAGCCAAGGAAAAAGCTGCGCTAATCTTATCGGTATACGAACAGTTGAGAGCCTTAACCGTTTTCGCGCAATTCTTAACGACAGGAAAGAAACGCTAGACGGTAGAATGTGGACTAAAAAAAATACAGAGCACACATATAACTGTTACCCAATTTACGACTGGAGGACAGAAGATATTTGGACAGCTAACGCAAAATTTGAATGGGATTACAATAAGTTGTATGACGTTTTTTATATGGCTGGGGTTCCAGTTCACTCAATGCGCGTTGCATCTCCGTTTATGAGCGAGTCAAAGTCAAGTTTAAACCTTTACCGAGTAATTGATCCGAGTATATGGTCTAGGCTTTGTGCAAGGGTTCAGGGGGCAAACTTTATTGCCACCTATGGGAAGCAGTTAAATTACCACTCATTTAAGTTGCCGCCGAACCATACATGGAAGTCGTTTGTTAAGTTTTTGCTAGATACTTTGCCGGATGGTGTTGCACAAAATTTTAAAGAGCGCTTTATCCAGTCGTTGAAATTCTGGGGAAGGGTAGGGCGCGGACTCCCTCAAGAAGTAGTTGATGATCTTGCAAAAAAAGGTGTTAAGTTTAAATTAAACGGCACCACTCCACACGGAGGCAATAATTTGCCGCGTGTAGTGATAAGAGTTCCGCCGGATGATTTAGATTGTCTTGACGGACACAATAGCTCGGTTACATCGTGGAAAAGGTTTGCTATAACAATTTTGAAAAATGACCATACTTGCAAATATTTGGGCTTGCAGCCAGCAAAGGAACAAATGGCAAGACAAAGAGCAATTGTTGAAAAATACAAAAACATTTAAGGTGCGAAAAAATGAAAGTAATTAATGTTGCAGATATAGCGGGAACAGAAAGAGAAGTGAGCTGCCCTAATGGCGGATTCGTGAGCAATAGAGTTTTGCTTGAGTCAGACAACATGGGATACACAATGACAAAAACTGTTATACCTGTTAACGGGAAGCAGTTTTGGCATTATAAAAAACACCTTGAGTCGTGCTACTGCATAGCAGGAAAGGGAATTCTTACAAACAAAGTTACTGGTGAAGAGTTTGAAATAAAGCCAGACGTTGTTTATGTTCTTGACAATAACGATCCGCATTACTTTGAAGCTATTGAAGAAGTGGTTTTGATTTGCGTATTCAATCCGCCGTTAACCGGAAAAGAAGTGCACAACGAAGACGGTTCTTATGATGACAGTGGAAGCTTTAAGTCGCCAGTTTATGCGGTTAAGTCTGTGCCAATTTCAAAAGTGACTGCTAACGATTACAACCCTAACAGCGTTGCGCCTCCAGAAATGCAGCTGCTTGAGACATCTATCTGGGAGGACGGATACACGCAGCCAGTTGTTACTGTTTACGATAAAGAAAAAGATGTTTATGTTGTTGTCGATGGGTTCCATAGATTTCTAACACTTAAAAACAGCAAGCGCATTAATCAGCGTGAAAATGGAATGCTTCCTGTTGTTGTTCTTGACAAAGAAATCAGCGATCGGATGGCATCTACAATACGCCATAACCGCGCAAGAGGATCTCACAACATAGAGCTTATGAGCACGATTGTTGCTGAGCTTGTTGAGATGGGCAAAGGCGACAGATGGATTTGCGAGCATATTGGAATGAGTCAAGATGAATTATTAAGGCTTAAGCAAATAACTGGCGTTGCAGCGCTATTCCTTAACAGAGACTTTTCTGCAAGCTGGGATGCAGAGGTCGCAGATGACTTGGTGTTTGATGAAGAAACTAAATAGGGTTTATCACCCATATTGGGATTGGGAAGAAATTAATTTCAATATGTGGGGAGTAGTTGAAGACAAAAAGAAATGGCTTAAAAAGGCAGTTGATTTTACAAGTGATCACAAGAAATATGGCCGATTTATGCTAAGAGTTGTTTCTGAGTGGCCTATATCATGCGAGAACGCACTCACCGATTATTCAATTAACCGTAAGGCATGGGTAGGGCATGCCGCTGTAGCGTTAGCTATAGGATGCCCTGAAAACATAGTGAGAGAGGCATGGGGAAATCGCGATAAAGAAAGATGGATTAGGCCAATGTCAAAAGAGAGTTATATTGTAAACATAGATAATCACCCTTTTGATTTTTTTGAAGAAGACATGAGTTACGATGATT